CTTTTTTGAAAAGAAAGGAACCGTATATACATCTTTCAACGGTTCTTTTATCACTTCATTTAACTTTGTTGGCTTGGGATTGTTGTTACCTTTATTGTTATAGAAATCTACTATAGTTGGTAAAGAGTCTTGGACTGCATCAAATGTTTCTTTTTCTATATACCAATCAGCAGGATGCTCAAGCAATATATTTTTAGTTTTATATTCGTTTTTTATAGCTAACTCAACCATTATTAAAGTTAGTGATGTTTATAGATATATCTCCACCTGTAATAATATCTATCTTACCTAATGATAAAGTAGCTTCAAAACCAAAGTCATTTGCTCTTTCGCCTATATCAACCCACTTAGATCCTGTATAAACCTGCAAAACGCCTAAAGTAGTATTCCATATAATACTGCCTGGTAAAAAGTTAAATTGAAGTTTGTCCGCATCATTAACTTGTTGAGTGCTGTCAACATCAACTGCACCTAAGTTAATTTCTAAAATTCTTGTAAGTCTGTTAAATATATCGGGGCTAACTGAACCTACAGCAATTGGAAGTTGCGTTTGTAGAATCTTGCTCATCTCTTGCCGTCAGTTCTTACATCAATCCTTGTAGCTCCTAATCTCCACCCAATACCTAAATTACCGTTGTTTGCTGCATCATCATCTGACTCAAATCTTAAAACCATTTGCCTTGCTCTGCCCCTAACAAATGCCTGTTGAGTGTTTGCTTGTATAGAGCTTGTTGAGTTGACAGACAAAGAATCTCCTGGATAGTTTCTTGTTTTAACTACAATATTTACAGATCCATCTTCGTTGCTGTTTTGAATAAATTTAAAATCTGGAATAATTTTTTGTATAAAAGTAAATTGTTCTCCATCACCTAAATCAAAATCAGAACTTTCTATAAACACATTAGTCATAGGAGATCCATCATCATCAAAGCCTATTTCTTGTTGATACAGATAGCCATTACTAACAGCTCTAGGATAATTTTCTATACCAGCATCTAACCAAGCTGTTCTACTTAAAGATCCATAAAACCAAACATTTTCTGCGTAATTATAAATAACATACTTATCTATCTCACTACTAGAAGAAGAACAATAAAACCAACCAACTTCATTTTTATCTGCAATAGTAAATGCATTAATTTTAAAAGATTGAGTTAAATTTATATCAGAAAAAACATAATTCTGGACAGTACAAGGAACGGTTTGAACACTACCATTATAGATATAAAAATTATTGTAGCTCATCCAAAACACACCTTGAGGCGCTGTAATAGCTGCTTTAGGCCCTATTAATCCTATTCCTTCATTAATTAAATTAACTCCAAATGTAAAAGGCGGACCAATAAACTGCATGCTATATAAAGCAGTATCAGTCCAAACTAATATTTCTTGTCTAGACTTAACGGCACCAATAATAGAAGAGCCAGAAGATAATCTTAAAGATCCTGCTGTATTTGTTGTTTGAGGCTCAAACTCTAAAGCATTTTCTTGGTCACTAAATGCAATTAACATAGGATCAACAGCTCCAGTTCTAACGCCCCCCGATAAAGGATCTGCGCCTAATACAATTAAATGACGATCTTTTTCTGAAGTAATAACTTGTAACCCTACTGTTGGTACTTGATTAGCTCCAGATGTTGTAGAAAGGTTAACAGCTCTAGTTGTAAGGCCGTTATTTTCAACCCATCTATATATGCCTCCACCTCTTTGATTAATAATTAAATCTTCTCCAAAGTTGTCATGAGTCCATAATCTAAGTTGATTGGTAGAAGATAGTGCTGTTGCAGATCCAAAGGCTCCCTCTCCCCATCCATTTAAACCCCAACCAGTACCAGGCACATAAACATCCAGACCCACATTCAATTGATATGTGCCAACGGTTGATCCACCACCATTACCGCTATCGCTTGAATTAGCTGTTACTTCAGCTCCGCTAGTATCTTTAGCTTCAATTGTGTAAGAATTAGAATTTACGATTGTAGCTATTTGATATTCTTGATTAAGTACTGTAGCAGTAATATTACCGCCTAAAGATGCTGCTCCTGAAAATGTTACAAAATCATTTTGTACTGCCCCATGAGCTGTATCTGTTACTGTAATGGTTGAATCTCCATCTACCGCAGCAAAAGTTACATCTCCCGCAGCTGTAGTAGATCTTATTGGGGTTATGTCATTAAAAGAAGTACCCTCTTCTATATAATATTTCCAAGTTGTTCCTAAACCTAAATATTTAGTTCCAGATAATGCTATCCAAGGATGCAAAGCCCTGCAAGTTCCTAAAAAAGTATTGTTACTATCTTTAGCCCAACCACCAAACTTTTCGGGTCTACCTTTTCTAAAACGAACAAGGTTGCAGTCAAACCAACCGCCCTCATTATCATAATCAGTACCTTCTCTGTTGATACCTGGTTTAAATATTGCTTTCTGTAACGTCATTTAATGATTCTAGTTTTGGTGTTTTATTTACATATAACAAAGTTTCTAATAAAGATTCTTTAGAATCTATTTTATTTAAACTGCCTATAGTTTTTGCATACTCAGTTAAATTGTTCTTTTTATCAACAGGAACAAAAATAACTTTATTTATCGGCAAAGCAACCAAACAGAAAAAGTCTATTTGACCGTCTCCATATCTTACCATTTTATTTTGTCTAGTGTTATTAGAAGTTCTTCGTCCAGATCTTATTTCCCAACGGTAATAATCTGCTTTTGATCTTTTGTAAATTTTGTTTGTTGTTTTAACTTGGACTCGGTAAAGTTTGCCTTGATGATCAAGTATTAAATCAGACCTATGATTTGATGGAGACATAATAACTGAGTCGCAATATCTAAGCATGTAAGATGCTGCTAGATATTCACCAGCCAAAGCAATTCTAGCTGTAGAATGAGGCATAAGCCCTTCCTATAAATTTAACCGCTGTTAAACCTTACCCCATTCTTTGCCTTCAAACAATAAAGACTCAGCGTTTCTTCTTCTAACCAAACCTTCATTTACTTGTTTATTTACTTTATTCCATCTTCTCATTTGGTTAGGAACTTCTTCGTATTTACTCTCGTTTAAAACTTTTAACAAGGTAGAGCTTTTTAAATTAGCAGGCCCAAGGTTGTATACCCAAGACACCAAAGCATCAAACTGAGATTGATTTAAAGGCACTTTTACAAGAGAGTTTACATAATGCTCGTACTCATCCTCTAATTCTTGCCAAAGCATAAATTCAGCTTTTTCTTTAGACCAAACATCACCTTCTTTAACATCTTTGGTATGGCCGTATCCTATTGTCCAAACGCCTGCTGGACATTTATATGCAACTGCTTGACCTTCATCATTAACAGGCAAGCCTTCAAATTTTTTGATGATACAAAAACCTTCGTCTGAAGTATGCATTAGGTTCCGAATACGATTGTTACGAAAGCAATTAATAAAGTTCCCATAAAACCGAAAGTCCCAAAAACTGCCATTCTTAAAGTTTTGTTTAAATCGTTCATTTCTTGTTTTATCTCTGCTGTTTCTTTGAATATGGTCTTCCATCTCTCTTCACATTTTGCTTCATGCGATTTTAAGTCTGATGCAACAGATTGAACTGTATTTCTACTCGCCATCTTTCTTATCACCTGTATTGGATGCTCCAAAGTAAAACGATATAACTGCTGACGCCAACCCACCTAAATATCCTAACACTAAATTAATTAAAGCTTCAGAATTTTGTTCGGGTGGTTGTAAAGTTACTAAAAATATATAACCCATAAATCCACCAACAACAGCAATACCCATAATTCTAGCAGTCCAATCTTTGCTAAAGTTTTTTCTAGCATCTTGTTTTTCTACTGTTTCTAACCTAAATATATCTACATCTAGCTCTTTCATTTGAACTTCAAACTGTTGTTCAGCTTTTTTAAGTTCTAGCATTTGTTCTGGAGTAGCTGCTTGAATGGCTTTGTTAATAGATTTGGGATCTGCTTGACAGCCAAGCACACCAGCAATAACAGATGCTGCTTGACCACCTAACGGACCACCTAATGCGGATCCTAATGTTGGAGCAAGCGCTCCTACTACATTTTTAATTAAACCAAATTTCATAATTACCCCGCTAATGGATTTTTATCATTTATTTTTGCTTCTATCTTATCCACTTCTTTGTTTAAAGATTGAATGTCAGCTTTAATAGTAGCTATATCTGTTTTTATTTCAGTTACATCTGGAACAGAAATGCCGTCTATTTGTTTTTCTAAATACTGTACAGACTTTTCTATACCTGCAAATCTTTCTTCAATAACCTTTTGTTTTTGTTCGGTATCACCTATACCGCCTATTTGAGCTTCTAGGTTATCTAATCTATTAACATACTGAGCGCCTTGATAGCCAAAGCCAGCGAGTGTTGTAACAATACCAACAAGCGCTATAAGTTGCGTTGTTTTGTTTTCAAACCAATTCATTTCAGTCTCCTATAATGCTGGCTGTAATTTTTTTAATTCAGTCAAAGTTTCTATACTTTGTCCTGCTAGCTCATAAAAAGCCGCAGTATTATCTGAAAGGTTGCTATTAGTATAAATGTTTTTTGACTCATACCAAAATTCTTTTTCAGGTATGTATACGGTTCTGTAATTATTAAATCCTGGCAAAAAGCCCATAACCGCTATAATAGCGTTCTCTGAGCCATACTCCCCAGTTTCTTCTTGTTTGGCCGCAATTTGTTCTTGAGCTGTTTGTAAGTTTTGAGCAATAATATTTTCAACGGTAGTTTCTGAATCAGCATCAACAGATGCAATAGACGTATCCATCTGATCTTGCGTTGTTTCTGTTGTTACATTCGCAACTGTTACTTCAGTTGTTACCGTTTCTGTTTCAACAGTTGTTGAACTAAAAGAAGTATCCGCTACAGACATGCTGCTCATATCTAAAACTTGATTGGTTTGAGCTGTAGATGATGCAAATTGATCTGACATGCTAGGCGAACTGCTGGTGCTAATACCAGCGTTAGATGAGTTACTTACAGCATTTCCAGCAGCAGCAGTATTTCCAGTAGCATGTATAGAATTACCAGCGTCAGTACCACTAACACTTTGATTTGCGGTTTTTATTGTAGATGCAACCACTCTAAGAGCTACTTCTTTACTAATTGAGCTTTCGCCT